GCGCGCGGAACGTTCGCGCCGGCCACGCAGGTGGATCATATCATCGATCGCCGCGTGCGACCTGATCTGGCGCTGGACGCAGCGAATCTGCAAAGTCTCTGCGCGACGTGTCACAGTCGCAAGACCGCCAGCCAAGTTGGCAGTGTTGCGGTTTTGAACAGCATTTTTATACGTCCCCCGGCCGCCAAGCCGCGGCCCAATCGTGCGCGCCGGGCCGCGAAATTTGATAGGGGGGGGTCGCTTGGTGGGGGGTCGCTCGGTGGATGAGAGGACGCAAACCAACACCAACCAAGCTCAAGCTGCTACGGGGCAACCCGGGCAAACGCAAGCTGCCGCGCGAGCCCGAGCCGCAGAGCATGATCCCGGATTGTCCGCCGCACCTGGATGCCTTGGCGCGCGCGGAGTGGCAGCGGATCGTGCCCGAGTTGGCGGCGCTCAACCTGTTGACCGGTTTGGATCGCGCGGCGCTGGCCGCCTATTGCCAGGCCTGGTCGCGCTGGATCGCCGCCGAACAACAGCTGCAGGCGCAGGGCGCCGTGATCCTGGCTCCCAGTGGTTATCCGATTCAGAATCCACAACTGGCGATCGCCAACAAAGCACTCGCGCAACTGCGTGCCTTTGCTGCGGAGTTCGGCCTGAGTCCTGCCAGCCGCAGCCGAGTTGCCGCGCCGACATCACCGAAGAAGGACGACCTGGACACATTGCTGGGCGCATGAAGATGCAGTATGTCGACGACGTGCGGGCCGGCCGCATCCTGGCCGGCCGCCTGGTGCGGCTGGCCGTCGAGCGGCATCAACACGATCTGGCCCGCGCGCGGCGCAAGAATTTTTGCTATGCATTTGATGAGGCATCTGCCGCGCGGGCGATCCAATTCTTCCGCTTTTTGCGGCACTCCAAGGGAGAATGGGCCGGCCAACCGCTGGAACTTTCACCCTGGCAACAATTCATCGTGGCTTCCCTCTTCGGCTGGCGACGCAAGAGCGATGGCCTGCGCCGCTTTCGCAGCGCCTACATCGAGGTGGCCCGCAAGAACGGCAAAAGCACGTTCGCGGCCGGCCTGGCTCTCTATTTGATGCTGGCCGATGGCGAACCCGGCGCGGAGGTCTACGCGGCGGCCACCACGCGCGACCAGGCGCGGATCGTGCACGGCGAGGCCGTGCGCATGGTTCAGCGATCCCCGGAACTGGCGCGGCGGATCAACATTTTCAAGGACACCTTGCTCCACGAGCCGAGCGCTTCCCGATTTCAGCCGCTCTGCGCCGCCGGCGACAGACTCGATGGCCTCAACGTGCACGCGGCCATCATCGATGAGTATCACGCGCACAAGACGCGCGAACTGTTCGACGTCTTGGACACGGCCACCGCTGCCCGGCGGCAGCCGCTGCTGATCGTGATCACCACCGCCGGCTACGATCGCACCAGCCCCTGCTGGGCGCTGCATGATTATTGCCGCAAGGTGCTGGAGGGAGAGCCGGACGAAACGCAATTCTGCTACATCGCCACGCTCGACGAAGAGGACGACTGGAACGATTCGACCACGTGGATCAAGGCCAATCCCAACCTGGGCGTCAGCGTCAAGCTCGACGACCTGGCCCGAAAGGCCGCCAAGGCCGAGGCGCTGCCCGCGGCGCAGAACGAATTCCGCACCAAGCACGTGAACCAATGGGTGAGCCAGATCAGCCGCTTCATTCCGGTCGAGCTCTGGGACCAGATCACGGATGCGATTGATCCGGACACCCTGGCCGGACAGAGCGCCCTGGTGGGTCTCGATCTGGCCAAGAGCCAGGACGTGGCCGGCTACGTGCTGTTGTTCGGCGACGAGGAGGCCGGCTACGAGGTGCTGCCCCGATTCTGGATTCCCGAGGCCCGGGCGCTGGAGCGAGAGCGCGACAATCGCATTCGCTGGCGCGCCTGGGAGAGCCAGGGACTGGTGACCATCTCAGATGGGGAGGTGATCGACTACGCCCTGATCGAGGCGCGGCTGCTGGAGGATGCGCGGCACTTTCAGATCGAGCAGGTGGCTTACGATCCCTGGAATTGTTTGCAGTTCGCCCTGCGGCTGGCCGAGGCGGGTTTGGAGGTCGTGGAATTTCCGCAGACCATCAAAAATTTCAACGAACCCACGCGCAAGCTGATCGAACTGGTGCGCATCAAAAAATTGCGGCACGGCGGCCATGCCGTGCTGCGCTGGATGGCGGACAACGTGGAGGTGCGCACCGACGCCAGCGGCAACATTCGACCGGTCAAGCCCACGCCCGACAGTCCCCTCAAGATCGACGGCATCGTGATGCTGATCATGGCCCTGGGACTGGCGCTGCGCCGCGCGGATCGGGGGGGCGATTATGACGGGAGCATCTTGGCCTTATGAGTCGACGCACCAGACCGATCCGGCTGATCAAGGAGCGCTCGTTGGAGAATCCCGGCCTGTCCCTCTCCCAGGCGCTGGAGGGAGATGAGATTCTTGGTCCCGCGGCCGGCATCGAGCCGCGCGTCTCGCAGCGCACGGCGTTGACGCTCTCGGCCATCTTTCGCGGAATTTCGCTGGTGGCCAATACGCTGGCCAAGATGCCACTGCATCTCTACGAGCGGATCGACGAGCAGGCTCGCCGCCGCGCCCTGGATCATCCGGCCTATCATCTCGTGCGCCGCAAACCGAACGAGTGGATGACCGCGTTCGCATTCAAGCAATTGCTGCAGGGGCACGCCTTGCTGCGGGGAAACGGCTACGCCTACATCGTGCGCAACGGCGCGGCGGAGCCGATCGAGTTGCTGCCGCTGTTGCCCACTGAGACCTACCCGGTGCGGGAGAACGGCCGCCTGTGGTATGTCACGCTGGTGGGGAGCGAGCTCCGCAAGCTGCCGCCGCAAGACGTGATCCATATCCGCGGCCTGGGCTACGACGGCCTGATGGGTTACGACGTGCTGAGCCTGGCCCGCGAATCCCTGGGCCTGGGCCTGGGCGCGCAGAAATACGCCAGCGCATTTTTTCGCAACGGCTCGCGGAGCTCGGGACTGCTGATGTATCCGATGAAGATGCGGCCCGAGGCGGTGGAGACGCTGCGCCGCGACTGGGATCGGCTGCAGACGGGACTGGCCAACGCGCACCGCGTGATCGTACTGCAGGACGGTGTCAAATATCAGCAGCTGACGATTCCGCCCGAAGAGGCGCAGATGATCGAGACGCGCCAGCACGAGCTGCGCGAGGCGGGCAACTGGCTGGGCGTTCCCAGCCATAAGCTGGGCGACAAGGAGGGACAAGCCTACAACTCCCTGGAGCAGGAGAATCAATCCTTCCTCGACGACTCGATCGATCCCTGGGCGGTGGCCTGGGAAGAGGAGCTCGGAGACAAGCTGCTCAGCGAACGCGAGAAGCAAACGGACAGTCATTTTTTTTCCTTCGAGCGCAAGGCTCTGGTTCGCGCCGATCTGACCGCGCGAGCCAATTTTTACGAGCGGGCCCTGCGCAATCGCTGGATGCTGCCCGACGAGGTGCGGGCGCGTGAAGAGATGAATCCGCTGCCCGGCGGCGCGGGGCAGCAATTGCTGCCGCTGGGGAACCAGCCCGAACAGGCCTCGCGGCTGCTGAGTTGCCTGGCCGACGCGGTGCGGCGCATGGCGCGGCGAATTGTGCTGGCCGCGCAGCGTGCCCAGGCCCGCGGAAAATTGCAAGAGTTCGCGGCCCGGGCCGCGGAGCAACATGGCCAGGTCGTTATAGCTGCCTTCCGCCCGGCGCTGGGGCGGGCCGCGCGGCGCGCCAGTCGAATATTCCTGCAGCGGCTGCTGGCGGAGATCGCCGCCGCGCCGGCGCTGGATGCGTTGGAAACACGGTATCAGCGCGGCACCGCGCCGCGGCGCCTCGCCCAACAATTTCTTCGGAGACCATCATGATGAATCAGGAGCGCCGCTATCTGCCCCAGGCCCAGGCCCAGGTCGAGATCCGCGACGATGGGGAACAAAAAATCACCGGCTACGCGGCCGTCTTCTGGCGCGGCGAGCCGGGGACGGAATATACGCTCTGGGAGGGGGCCGTGGAGCGGATTCTGCCCGGCGCGTTTGATCGCGTGCTGCAAACGTCTGACGCGCGGGCCCTGTTCAACCACGATCCCAATCAATTGTTGGGGCGCCAGAGTGCCGGCACGCTCCGGCTGAGCGTCGATTCAATCGGTCTGCGCTACGAGATCACGCCCGGCAAGACGCACGTGGCCGCCGACGTGATCGAGCATCTCCGCCGCCGCGATCTGACCGGTTCCAGTTTTGCGTTCGTCGTCGGCTCGCAAAACTGGCGCACCGGTGAGGGGATCGACGTGCGGGAAATCGTGGAGGTGGCCGAGCTCTGGGATGTGGGGCCGGTGACGTTTCCCGCCTACACGGCCACCAGTTCGGGCCTCCGCCAGCAGCAGCTGGCCGAGCTCCGCATGGACCATCGCCGCTGGCGCGAATCCCTATCCCTGGCCGCCCGCCTGGCCGCCGTGCGGGCCCGGGCCATCGAAATTTTGGAATGACTTTCCGCCCGCTACACGAAATGTAGCGCCCGCTACACGAAATGTAGCAGTCTAGAAATCAGGCCACGCCGCGTGGCAAACTGAACTGGCCGCCCGCCGCCGCGCCCAGCCGCGGCGTCTCGGCGAGCATCTTGGACTTTGGCGCTGCCCAGCCAGCGGGAAGCCGGTTAACGATCCCGTTCACGCGCACATTGAGGCAGCCATGCCGTCCGCCAAGCAATTACGAGAGCAGCGTCAACCCCTGGCCCAGCGTATCCGCGAGCTGGCCGATCGCGTCCACACCGAGCAGCGCGACTTCACCGCCGAGGAAACCTCCGAGTGGGAGCGGATCAACGCGGAATACGATGCCCTGACACGCCACATCGAGATCGCCGAGCGGGCCGAGGCGGTCGAGCAGCAGCAGCGGCAATCGGTGGCCGACGCCCAGGTCGGCCGCGATGATCGCGACGGCCGCGCGGGCCTGGTCGATGACGATCGGCCGACCGACGAGGATCGCGCCCTGGCCATGCAGGCCTGGTGTCGCCACCAACTCGGACATCCTCTCTCGCGGCGTCATCGCGAGGCCTGTCGCAGGACGCGCATCCATCCCTCAGCCCGCGAGCTGTCGATTCGACTCCGCGGCGGTCCCGCGCCGCGCAGCCTGACGGAAGCCCGGGCGCTGTCGGCCATCACCGCCAGCGGCGGCGCCACGACCATCGCCGAGGGATTCGTGCAGGCGCTGGAGGTCAACCTGCTCCAATACGGCAACGTGCGGCAGGTGGCCGAGGTGATGCGCACCGAGACCGGCGCGCCGCTTCCCTGGCCGACGGTCAACGATACCAGCAACGAGGGTGAACTGATCGGCGAAAACACCGCGCAGAACAACGCCGATCCCGCCTTCGGCGCGATCACGTTCCAGGCCTATAAATTCTCCAGCAAGTTCATCCGCGTGCCGGCCGAGTTGCTGGAGGATAGCGCCTTCAACCTCGTCGCATTGCTGGGGCAGATGATCGGCGAGCGGCTGGGGCGGATCGGCAACCGCAAGTTCACCGTCGGCTCGGGCGCCAATGAACCGCGGGGCGTGCTCACCGCGGCCGCGCTGGGCAAGACGGCGGCCGGAGCCAGCGCGATCCTGGCCGACGAGCTGCTCGACCTGGAGCACTCGATCGATCCCGCCTACCGCAATGATCGCTGCGCCTGGATGATGCACGACTCCACGCTGGCGCTGATCCGCAAGCTCAAGGATGGCGAGGGGCGTTACCTGTGGGAGCAGAGCCTGCAGGTCGGGCAGCCTGATCGCATCCTGGGCTATCCCGTGAGCATCAATCAGCACATGCCCACGGTGACCAACAGCGCGAAGACGATTTTGTTTGGAGATTTCTCGCGCTACAAAATCCGCGACGTGAATACGATCCGCCTGCGGCGCCTAGTGGAACGCTTCGCCGACACGGATCAAGAAGGATTCGTGGGCTTTATTCGCAGCGACGGCAATCTCCTGGACGCCGGCACGACACCGATCAAATACCTGCAGCAGGCCGCCTGATGAGAGTTCGATTGCTGACTGCCCGCGCGGCGCGAGGCCTCTCGCAGCGCGCGGGTGACATCGTGGAAATTTCCGACGCCGAGGCCCAGCGGCTGATCGCCGCGGGCTACGCCGCGGCGCTGGAACCGGAGACGGCCATGCGGGCCGGTCCCGAAAATGCCGCCCGCCCCGCGGGGCGGGCCAAGTCTCGGAGCATGACATGAGAGACCAATTCAGCCGGATCGTGGCCAAGCGGGCACTCTCTGCCACGCGGATCAACGACAACACACCGCAGGTCAGCCAGATCGCCGACACGCAGAACGGCGAGACGCTGACTCTGCTGATTATCACCGGCACGCTGGCCGACGCGGATGCCACCTTCGCCGTGACCATGGAGCATGGCAACGCGGCGAACCTGTCCGACGCGGCCGCGGTGCCGGCGGAGGATTTGATCGGCACAACCACCGGCGCCAGCTTCCAGTTCGACGACGACGACAAAGTCTTGAAGATCGGCTACAAGGGGACGAAGCGCTACGTGCGGGCCACGATCACGCCCGCCAACAACACGGGCAACGCCGACCTGGCCGCGATCTGGCTGCACGGGCAGCCGCGCAGCATCCCGCAAACCACGCAAAAGAACTAGAGCCATGGCCGATCCCACGATTGCCTCCAAGGTGCAGCGCCAGGCCGATCAGATCACGATCGCCTCCGGCGGCAAGCTCAAGATCGAGCAGGGAGGCATAATCGAGCTCAATCAGATAAAACTGGTGGCCGATGTCACACTGGCCGCCGCGGCGGGCGGCACGAACGTCTGCGAAGTCACGATCACGATGCGTGACAACCAGGGGAATGCTGTTGCTGGCGTATATAATTTCGATCTCTGGCTGTCGGACAATATCACGGGCGAGGGGCTCACCGCCACCACCGCCAGTGGCAGCGTCGACGCCAAGACGAACAGCGGCACCGTGATCGGCACCTACGTCGCGAAAAAGGCGCTCCGCGCGCAGACGCTGATCACAGGCGTCTTCGTCCTTTCGATCACCGACTCTGCCAAGACGCCATTCAAGGTTTGCGTGCAGATTCCCGGAGTCAGCCGCCAAAGAATTTTACTCCTCACCGGCGCCAACTATGGCTAGGAGGGATGCATGGCGCTGGTGCTGGTGTCGCCGCCGGAGTCGGAGCCTATCTCGCTGGACGGGGTCAAGGCACATCTCAAGCAGGACCTGGACGACGACGACGCGCTGATTGCCGCGCTATTGGTCAGCGCGCGGCTGCACGTGGAGACAGAGCTCTGGCGGCAACTGATCACTGCTCGCTGGCGGCTGACGCTCGATCGATTTCCGCCCGGCGGGGGCGAGATTCGCATTCCCTGGTGCCCGGTGCGCGCGATCGAGCAGGTCCGCTACGTCGATCAGGATGGACTGCAGCTGCTTGATCCCAGCCACTACCAGGTGGACCTCGACAGCGAGCCGGCCCGGATTCGTCCCGCGCCCGGCCTGATCTGGCCAGAGACCGACGCGGAGCAACTGGCTGCCGTGGCCATCGAATTCACGGCGGGCTACGGCGCGGCGGAGGACGTGCCTGCCGGCATCAAGCAGTATGTGCTCAGCCGCGCGGCGTTTTTTTACGAGCATCGCGGCGACGACCAGGCCGTGTGGCCGGACTACCTGGAGCGAACTCTCGATCCTTATCGCTGGAGAGTGTTATGAGGCAGATCATCGCGATCGCAATCTTCTTGTGCTTGTTCTCATGCGCCAATCTGCGCGGCGCCGACCTGGTGATCACGCCGGCCAACGTGCTGGCCGCCACCAGTCCCACGCCCATTTTCGTGGATGGGATCGCCGGCGCCACGATCACCGCCGGCCAGGCGGCCTACAAGGATTCCACCGACGGACGGATCAAGCTGGCCGATTGCGACGACACGGCCGCCAAGGCCGAGGTCGTGGGCGTCGCCGTCAACGGAGCGGCCAATGGGCAACCGATTCGTTTGCAAACGCAAGGCAAGCTAAACCTGGGCGCCACCCTGGTACCCGGCGCGCTGCTGGTCCTCTCCGCCACGGCCGGCGGCATCGCGCCGGCGGAGGACCTCGCGGCCGGCCACCGGGTGACATTGATCGGGATCGCCGTCAGCGCGAATCAATGCCTGCTCAAGATCACTCCCACCGGCGCCGTGATCCCGTGATGCCGCAGACGAACACGATCGGCAGCATGACCCAGCGCGTGGAAATCCACGCGCCGCAGGAGGACCAGGAAGATGTCTATGGCCAGGTCAGGCCCAACTGGTCGATCGTGGCGCGCTGCTGGGCGCGCATCGAGGAACAGGCCGGCCAGGAGACGGTTCACGCCGACGAGATCACCGCGGAGCGGCGGATCATGGTGACCATCCGCTGGCGGACTGGCATCACGCCGCGAATGCGTCTCATCTGGCATGACGAGGAGTACGGAATCGAAAGCATCCGTGATCCGGATGGACGGCAGCGGCTGTTGGAATTGGCTTGTCGGGGGAAGGCGTGATCACATTTCGGCTCACGGGGGATCGGCTGCTGGATGCTCGCTTCGCCGCGCTCTCGCGGGCCAGCCAGGGCAAGATCATTCGTCCCGCCCTGCGGGCGGCCAGCAACGAATTTTTGACCGCGGCCCGGGCCAACGTGCCAGTCAAAACCGGCGCGCTGAAACGCTCCCTGGTGGTCCGCTCCGGCAAGCGGAGCCGGCGGGCGATTCGCGTGCTGGTGCAAACAGGCGCCGGATTTTTCACGGGACCTACCTATTACGGCGGATTCGTGGAGTATGGCCATCGCGTGGGGAAGCGATCGCTGGGCATGGCGCGGCGGTTTGTGCGGGGCGTGCATTTTGTTCGCCGCGCCTACGAGCAGCGGCGCGAATCGGCCAAAGCCCGGGCCTTGGCAGAAATTCGTGCCGCCCTGTTGCGGGTGGCCGCAGGAGGTGGCGCATGAAGCCGGCGATTGAGGCCTGGCTGCGTCGGGCGCTGTGCGACATTCCGGCCGTGGCGGAGATGGTGGGGCAGCGCATCTTTCCGGTGCGCATTCCCCAGCGCGAGGCGGGTGAACCGGCGCGGCCGGCAATCACCTATCGCCGCACGCAAACCACCCGCGTGCAGGGCATGATCGGCGCCCTGGGACCGGAGACGGCCGTGCTGGAAATTCGCCTCTGGTCGACCGATTACGATCAGTGCCGCGACCTGGCCGAGGAAATTTGCGATGCGCTCGACGGCCGCCGCGGTCAGGAGGGATCATTCAATCTGCAGCGCACGCGCGTGCTCAATCTCCGCGACGAGGAGGAGGCTCCCTGGCTGGCGGATGACGTGTGGATGTATGCGGCGGTGATCGAGTTGGAGATCGCCTGGTTGTATGAAGCGCCGAACCTGGAGACGAGGAGCTAACCATGGGAGTGGGTCAAGGCTTTGGTACCACGATTTCGTTTGCCAATGGGTTCTTCGCGCGCGTGCGGAGCGTGCAATGGAGCGGGCTGGCGCGCGAGGATGTCAAGATGTCCAGCAACGACAGCCCGGACGGCTACCACGAGTTTCTGCCCAACGACCTGGTCGACGCGGGGGAGCTAACGATCGAGATGCTGTTCGACGGCAGCGTGGCACCACCCATTCAAGGCGCGGTGGACACGATGACGGTCAATTACGCGCACGGAGGGAGCTGGTCTTGCCCGGCCTATCTGAAGAGCGTTAGCGCCGCGGTCCCGTACGAGAGCGAAATGCTCGTCACCTGCGTGGTGAAATGCGCGGGCAAGATCACATTTGCTTGATGAAGGAGGAATCATGCTTCTGGATCACAGGGCAATCACGGCGGCACAGGACGAAGAAAGCGAAATCGTGGAAGTCCCCGAGTGGGGCGGCTCGGTCAAGTTGGTCGGCCTCTCCGGCGCCGAGCGCGATCTGTTCGACGCCTGGCGGATCACGCAGCGGGAGAGCAGGCATCCGCAGCGCTATCGCAACACCCGCGCGTGGCTGGTGGCGCACTGCCTGCGCGATGAGCAGGGCAAGCGCATCTTCGGCGACCAGGACCTGGAGCTCCTGGGCGCCAAGAGTGGCAAGGTGCTCGATCGGCTCTACGGAATAGCGCTGCGCTTATCCGGGATCGGCGAGGAAGGCGAGGAGGACGCCAAAAAAAAGTCGCCCGACACGAGCGAAGATTCTGGCACCGACTCTGTTTAGCCCTGGGCATCGCCACCGTGGAGGAGGCCCAGCAGCGAATCAGCTCGCGGCAATTCGCCGAATGGCGCGCGTATTACGAACTCGAACCCTTTGGACAGCCCTGGCTGGCGGTCGGCAAGCTGGCCGCGTGCTGGAGCACGCGCAACATTCGGCCGGTCGATTTTTATCCGGCCGATGCGCGCACCGAACAAACGAACGAACAGATCGAGCACGTGCTGCGCGGCTTTGCCGCGGCCATGCAATGGACGAATAGATGCCCACGATCGGCAACCTAGTAATCAACACGGAGTATCGCGGCGCTCCCCTGGAGCGGGGCCTGGCGCGCAGCCGCGCGCAGTTGAGCGGATTTACCGCGAGCATCAAAACGTTCGCCGGATCACTAACTGGCTTGAGCGCCGCAATTGGCGCGGCAGGACTTGGACTGGCGCTAAGAGACATCATCAGCCAGGCCGCCGAACAGGAGCGGCAGGAACGGCTCCTGGCCAGCCAGATTCGGGCCACGGGTGAGGCGGCCGGGTTCACCGTCAGGCAATTGACGGAGATGGCCTCCCAGCTGCAGGAGATCACGCGTTTCGGCGATGAGACGATTCTCTCTGCCCAGAAGGTTTTGCTGTCCTTCACGAATATCCGAGGCAGCATTTTTCAAGATGCCCTGCAGGCGGCGATGGACCTGTCGACCATTATGGGGCAGGACCTGCAGAGCTCTGTCGTGCAAGTCGGCAAAGCTCTCAACGATCCCTTGCGAGGATTGACCGCACTGACTCGTATCGGTGTCGCCTTCAGCCAGCAGCAGCGCCAACAGATTGAGCAATTCGTCGCCCTGGGCGACGTGGCCCGCGCCCAGCAGGTAATCCTGGCCGAGCTCCATAAGGAGTTTGGCGGCGCGGCCGCGGAGGACGCCAAGAGTTTTTCGGGACAGATCGAGCAGCTGAAGAATGCCTTCAGCGAGCTCAACGAATCGCTGGGTGGATTTTTGACCGGCAATGCCGGCGGTTTCGTCTCCTGGTTGAAGGATTCGTTCAAGGAAGCCAATAAGTTTTTTGGCATATTGAGCGGAAAAACGTTTGTGGATGCTGATCGCGCGAACGAAGAGGCCTTCAAAAAATTGCAAATCGCCCGCCGTCAGATTTTCGAGGAGCATGATACGATCGCAGCCCGCCGAACATTGGCTCAATTCTCGGCGATCAAGGGAATGTCTGCGGGCGGGCTGCGCTCGATGCAGCCGACCTTGGAATTTTTTCGCGATGAGATCAAGCGGTTGGAAGAGGCGGGCCTGTCGACCAGCAAGCCTCCCATTCCATTCTTTCGACACGAAGTCAACGAACGTGCCCTGGCCAATTACATCACCGCCGCCGCGCGCCGCGCGGAAGAAACGCGCGGGCCCAAGGAACAGCGCGCCGCGCAGCTGCGCGAGATCACCCTGGACCTGGCCAGCGGCCTGATCGACCTGAATACTGCCACCCGGGCCACGATCCAGGCAGAACAGGAATATCAGCGCGCCCTGGGCGCCGGCCGGGAAAAAATCGAAATCCTCCCCAAGGAAATTCCCACGAGTTTGGAGTCGTTGCAGCGGATGAAGCGGGCGCTGGAGCCCGATATTCTGCGACATCCGGCCGCGTTGCTGGAGGGGACCAGCGAGGCCTTTAGCGCCGCCCTGCGCGGCGGCACGCGGGACCCGCAGCTGCAGACCTCCCAACAAATTTTGCAAGAGGCCAAGGAGCAAAAGCGCCTCATCAACGATAACAATCGCACACTCAAGAACATCGAGCAAAAACTATCGGTCGTGGAGTTGGTGTGATGGCAGTGATGGACGTGCGCGAAGTGTTCGACGAGCGCGAGGGTGCCGATGAGGACCAGGGCTCGCGCTATCAGCGGGTCTTCCTGGCGCGCACGGACAATCCCTGGGACGGCGCCCGCACGGTGCTCAATCATCCCCTGATTCCGCGGCGCTATTCCTACTACAGCAGCGGCAGCGAGCTCGATCTGGCGGCGATCTGCAAGCGGGTGCGAGCCATTCCCTATGACTCCGCGCGTACCTTCTGGAAAGTGATCGCGGAGTACGACACGCATCTTGATCCGGCGCAGCAGGAGCCCAATCCGCTCAACCGCCCGCCGGAGATCAAATATTTCACTATTCAGTACACGATTCCCGCCATCGAGGACAAGGATGGCAACCCGATCCAAAATTCCGCGCATGAGCGCTTCGACCCGCCGGCCGAGCGACAGGTCTCGCACCTGGCCTTCACGGCGGCGCGGGCGGTGCTCGACCCAGGTTCGCGCCTGGAGGTTGTGGACACAGTCAACAGTACGCCCTGGTGGGGCGCGGCGGCCCGCCGCTGGCGCTGCAACCACGTCGAGGCGGAGTTGCAATACGAGCGGATCGACGATGATACGACGATCGCCTACTGGTGGACGGTCCTCACGTTCGAGCGGCATCGAAAAAATTGGGACCTGAGCATTTTGGATCAGGGTTTTTCCGAGGTCGTGCAGGGAGAGCGCATCAAAATTCGCGACGACCACGATGATCCGGTGAGCGAGGCCGTCAACCTGGACGGCGCGGGCCGTGTATTGCCCGCCGATGCGCCGGCCGTGTTTCTTTCGTTCCGCGTCTACGACGAGCTCGATTTCAACGCGCTGGGTCTGCCATGAAGGGGC